GGCCGACCCGACTGCCGTCGAGTCGATCAGGGTTTTGCGCTCCACCTGCGAGGCGTGATAGCCATCGAGGGTGATGATCGCGGACCCGCTCTTGTCCTTCAGGAGGCGCTGCACGCTGTCGTGCTTTTCGAGGAAGTCCTTGACGCTCTCGACCGGCGCGCTGGCCTTGACGTTTTCGGCCATCTTGCTGTCGATGGCGTCGACCTGCTTCTGCAGGGTTTCGATCTGGGCCTTGAGCTCGGTCGACAGAGTGCCGTTTTTCTCCTGCTGATCCCGGCCCTTGTCCATGTAGGACTTGAGCTCGGCCTGCAGGGCTTCAAACTGTTCCTTCATATCCCTACCTCCGGGCATAAAAAAACCCGCTCAGGGCGGGTCGTTTACGCCAGAAATGATTAAATGCTAGTTGGAGATCAGGGCGCGGATGCCCTTGATTAGATCCCCGATTTCGTTGTCCGAGTGGTCGCCGACCGGCTCGCCTTCATGGTTGGCGGCTTTCTCTTCCTCCGTAGTGGTGTCACCGGCTACGGGAGAGGAAAGTGCCGAAAATTCTACTCGTCCCGGAATATATCCCATGACGCGCTGCTTGATTTCCGGACAGATTGCAGAGGACCAAGCCTCAGACGGACCGTATTCGGCCTCTATCGCGTCGAGGTATTTGGGGAAAAATGCGGTGAATGATTCAGAGAATTGCTCGATGATCTTGCCGCACATGGCGACCTTCTCGTCCTTTGTCATGTCGGCCCAGAGTAAAGACGCAAGGGCATCGCCGAGTGCGTACTGCATCTGGTAGTAACTCGAAAACGTCTGACGCTTGTCGAGCTCCTCGTTGAAGTCGCCCTTGTACCCACTGAGCGCCTTGATGGCTGTGACCATAGCCATTTCGTTCATCGGGAAGGTGACGATGCTTCCCTCGTAAAGCCGGATCTCTTTCAGGTGGCGAATGCCGTTCTCGACGTAATCCTTGACGACCTCGAACCCAATCGAAAGGCCCTTAATGATGCGCTTTTTCAGGCAGACATATGCTTCCTGCGCCTTCGGAAGCTCCATTTCCAGACGACCCTTGCACCACAGTCCATCCTTGCGGTCTTCCAGTTCCAAGGTGCCGATAGGGAACTCAGTCTTGTGCTGCCACAGAAGGGTGACGGTGTTTCCGCGCTCGCTCATGGTCTTGCGATAGGCGCCAGGCTCTACAACGTCAAGCCCGCCGTCCACATTGCCATATGGCGACAGTAGACCCTCAAATGTCCCATCATCGGAAACCGCCTTGATCTCCATGCGGAAACGGTTTTTCATTTCACCCTCCGGATTCCACTCTTTGTGGGCTGGGCCTCGATGGGCGCCTCCCCGATTTTGCCCACCTCCTGCATGTTTAGCTGGATGTGGTAATGGCTCCCGGCGCCATCGGGCAGTTTGTTCTGTCCCTCGCGGTGCCGGACCTCGTCAATGCTCATGTGGCCGTTCTGAAGCGCCTGAGAGTAGCCCTCCATGCGCGTCTTGAAGTCGCCACGGAGGAGCTCGTCGACGTTGTGCCGCAGGATATAGCCCTGCGATTTCTCATCATCGGTCAGGATGCAGCGCCAGAATTCCGATTCCCACCGCACGAGCCACGTCTGAAGCGTCATCTGCAGGAACTGGAGAAACAGGTGCTCGATGTTGCTGAACGTCGCGCGGGACAGGTCGCCGACAAGGTGCGGCGAGATCGAGAACCAGCGGCAAATCTCCGGAATGGAGAACTGCCGGGACTCAAGCATCTGCGCGTCCCGCATGGACATTCCGAGCTCTGTCATGTCCAGCCACGGTTCGAGGATCGGAACCCTGTTCGGCTGCGAGTAGGTCGATTCCCAGTCCTCGCGGAACTTCTTGAACTGCTCCTCATCCTTGAGCTTCTGATTCAGCTTGAGCGTGTACGGTTTGCGCCCTCCGTTCTTCCAGAACGTGCCTACGTTGCGCTCTGCGGCGATTGCAGCGCCTATCGACTGACGCGCCATGTGAATCACGGAGTACCCGGTAAGGCCATCCCACCCGAGACCACGGAGGTGGAGGATGTCGTGCGGCCTACCGGGAATCACGGTGTAGGTTTTGTCGGACTCATGCTTGACGGACACGATGTAGTTCAGGCGACCGGCGAGGTCGCGCTCAGTCTTCACCTGTCCCGGCTCAAGCATCCACAATTTGACTGCCGTACCGGTTCCGCTTCGGCGCTCGATCTTAGAATAGCCGTTCCCGCTTAGGACGCAATGCCCGGTCATGGTCTCGGCCATTGTCTGCGCGGTCATTTCATCGTTGGGCGCAAGGTCCATGGCGCGATACATGGGATGTTTGCGGGCCGGAACGACCGTTCCGTCCTCTGCTTCCTGCATGACAACGGCGGGAATGAATCCGATAGACTCGCTGATGATGCGGTAACAGGCCCAAACCACGCTATGATTGAGCGCCTTTTCTGTCGATACGCTCTCTCCCGACCACGATGGACCGCCCGCGCCGAGGATCGAGGCGATTTGCGAGTATCCATTTCGCGCGTACCACTCGACATTCATGGGGTCGAACGTGACGCCGCTGGCGGATTTCACCAGCCACGCGCCAGTTTTGATGGCGAGGCGCTTGATCGGATTACGCATTTATGCTCCTGATGCCGCTGTATTCGATGAGTCCGTCCTCTGCGACGATTACACGGGCGAGGGCGTCGACGATGGCGGCGATTCCGTCGATCCTCTTTTTGCTTTTCATCCTATCGGGCTTTGCGGGCTTCAGGTTTCCAGCGGGATCTTGCTTGACGCTCATGCAGTCAGCCATCCATGACAGCACCGGATTTCCGTTGTGCCGCAGCCTGTGATCCTTAACGAGTGCGAGGAGTTCAGCGGTCGGGGCGTTCATGGAGACGTAGCCCTGGCCGATGGGGATCATTGTCAGGCCGTCACCCATGAGATCCTGTACGATCTGCGTTGCGTTCCATCGGTCAAAGCCGATTTCCCGGATGTCGTAGAGCTTGGCGAGGTCGTTGATGACCTTCCGGACGTAGCCGTAGTCGACCTGGTTCCCCGGCGTGACGTGAATAAGGCCCTGAGAAGCCCATAGATCGTAAGGGACATTGTCCTTTCGGGCGCGCTCCCGAATATCGTCGCCAGGGATAAAGCAATGGACGAGGACGAAAAAGAGATCATCGCGCTTAAATACCAGCGCGAAAGCAGTGAGATCCCGGGTCGTCGATAGATCCAAGCCGCCCCAACACTCGCAGCCGACAAGATCCTGCTCGTTAAACGGCTCGCCGCAGAGCTTCCAATGCTCCATCGGGAGGAAACGGAACTCTTGCCCGACCCACTGGTTGAGGCGGAAGCGGCGGAACGAGTTTTGCTGGGACGGCATTTCGATGGCCGTTTGGAACTCGTTCCGGATACGGTCAATCGGGAGGAAGTCCCCGAGCGCCGGGTTGGCCTTATACCACCCCGTAGGTGGCCGGTTCCCGCGCCCCGGTTCCCCCTCGAACGTCCAGTCTTCGTCGTCGTCAAGGCCGTAAATAACCGGATAATAAGTCGGATCACTGAAAGTGCCCTGCAGAATGCGCCTTGCGTAGTCGTGCTGCTCCTCACAGATAGGGGATTCCCCGATGATTCCAGCGGTAGTGATGGCAAATAAAAGGGGCTGGTCTCGGGTCGGAGAGCCGTATCGGAAGATGTCCCACAAGTCCCTGTTGCGCTGGCGGTGCAGTTCGTCGAATACGACGACGTGGGGGTTGATTCCGTCCTGGATTCCGGCGTCGGCGCTGATGGCACGATAGAAGGAATTGGGGTCGTCTCGGAGGTAAATGGTTTTAGTGCTGTCAACGATCTTGCACATCCCGTTGAGGACGGGGTCTTGTCGCACCATTTGGGCTGCGACTCGGAAGACAATGGTTGCTTGGTCCCGAGTTGAAGCAGCGCTATAGACCTCGGCCCCAGGCTCATCATCGAGCAGCAGCCCAGCGAGTGCAATCCCGGCGCCGATCTCGGACTTGCCGTTTTTCTTTGGCACCTCGACGTATGCTGTGTTGATCTTCCGCATTCCGTTTGGCTTACAGGTGCCGAAGATGTCGGAGATGATACTCTTTTGCCACGGGCCGAGGATGAACGGTTTTCGGGCGAAGCTCCCCTTCGTGTGCGTGAGTCGGCGCTCGAAGAATCTGACGGCGTCTTCGCCTTTGGTTTTACCGGACACATTAACTCAGTAGCCTTTCGCGCTTGGATTTCGGTTGCGGCTTGTCAATTTTTATCCTTGTGCGAGCCGTAGGACTCAATCCGAGGTCGGCCTCAAACCTACTCAGCGTAGCAAGCGTGGTATTAATAAGGCGGCGCTTCTCGTCGATCTGCTTTCCCATCTTAAATGCCAGTTTCATCGACTCAATATCGGCCTCGCTACCATCGCCAGCCCGACGCAAAGATTCGATGTCGGCGGATAGGGCGACAACCTCGCGCTGTATCTCGCTCGCCTGACCAAATGCCATGGCAGCAGACATAATCAACCCCTGATCCGACATAGCAAGGATGTTCATAGCTCGGAGGTGGTCGATCAGGAAATCCCAGTGCTCCAACGCTGCGGGGCTAAGACTGTCTGGCCTTGGCGGCTCCCCGGCTGCTGGTTTTGGCTCGCTATCCTGGTGGATGGTACGATGCTCACGGTTGCCCTCAATCAGCCGCAGGCCGGTAGGCTTTGGTTTTCGTCCTTTCATGATTTTTTGATTTTCCAGAAAAGCGAAATGTCACAGATGAG